GCCATTGCTATTCCACCTGGCGCGGTGTGGATTAATTGGCCAGAAAAACGTAAGAAGCAATTGCTAAATATTGTAGAGCAATATCGTGATAAAGATACTATTGCTATTTCTGCTTCATCTGGTGGTTTTCGTTTAGATCGTTTACTTGAAACATCTGCAGACTTTCCTAAGAAAATGAAAGCAGTAATTGTGATGTATCATCCAAGCCCTTCAGCTGAGAAACAGTGGTTTAGAGAGTTTTTACCTAAACATGAAAAAACTATAAAAGCACGAATCAATATGAAGATTGATTTTGTATATCTTGAAAAAATAGATTACAATGCGGGTTTACAAGATTCAGCTGATGTGGTATAATACTAGAATAATTTGGAGTAACTTATGAAAGAATCACTTAAGATCCTGCAAAAAGCTGCAGAAGTACAAACTAAAAAAGGTAATGATTACCAGAACCCTAACTCTCGAGTTCGCCAAGCTGATTATTATCCTCGTGGCTGTGCAACTCTTCTTGATACAATGGCTGCAAAAGTATTACGTATGCAATCAGTTCTTGAAGCTATGGAACTCGATCCAAACTATTCGCCAAACTTTGAAAGCCTTGAAGATTCATGCATAGATATCATTAACTACGCATCCTTCTTTGCTGCTTATATGAATGGTGGTATTGATGGCCAAGATCCTAACCGCGATTTCTTAAATCGTCCAAAGAAAGCACAAGTAGATGAACAGTAATTATTCACTTGAAGTACAAAAAGATAGTAACGGAGAACTATTCTTCGAATTTCCTGATGCACTCTTAAACCAAATGGGATGGGATGTTGGAGATACACTTTTGTGGGAAGAACTGCCGGATGGTAGTTGGAAATTAGAATTAAAGAAAGAAGACTCAGATGAAGATCCTAATAATGGGACTGCCGGGTAGCGGTAAGACTTGGCTAGCTGAACGTTTACAAAAACATCTTGAATGTGCATGGTTTAATGCCGACAAAGTTCGTGAAATGGCGAATGATTGGGAGTTTAGCGAAGATGCTAGAATTCGTCAAGCTCGTCGTATGGCAAATATTGCAGATTATGAAAAAGGATGTGGACGTACAGTCATCTGTGATTTTGTATGTCCAACTGAAATGACACGTTATATTTTCGATGCAGACCTTACAGTTTGGATGAATACTATCGCCGCTGGTAGATTTCAAGACACAAATAAAATGTTTGAAGAACCTACAGATTTTGATTATCTTATTGAAAATTTTATGTCTGATGAAGAAATAAAACAAATGGCAAATAACTTAAGAAAGACATATGATGTTTGATTGGCAAAAACCTACAGCTCAAATGCTAGGAAGATGGCAGCCTTGGCATGACGGCCATACTGCATTATTTAAAAAAGCTTTAATGGAAACAGGTCAAGTCTGTATTATGATTCGTGATGTAGGTGGCATCGTTGGTCAAGATGCTGGAGCTGGCCGTACTGCTAAACAAGATGATAATCCTTTTGAGTATAACGAAGTGATTCAAAATATTCAAGTCGCTTTGCATAAAGAAGGATTTATGTACAACCAAGAATACATTATTATGAGAGTCCCTAATATTGTAGACATTAGTTATGGGCGAGGAGTAGGATATACTTTCACTCAGCATGATTTAGGCGATGACATCCATGAAATTAGTGCTACTAAAATACGAGCTAAACTAAGAGAAGAAGGAAAGCTATAATGTTACCTGATGAAATGGAAGCTGAAAAAAATAGAAAGATTATTTTACAGCAAGCTGATGAAATTGAGATATTAAAAAGAAATGTAAATGAGTTACAAAGCCAATTACAAAATGCTTATAAACGAATTGGTGAATTAACTCCTAATCCAGAAAAAACACCAATCGATCGTAATTACAGAGGTTTCGCATGAAAGTGGGTTTGACTGCCAGCACTTTTGATTTATTACATGCTGGTCATATTATGATGCTAAGAGAAGCCAAGTCACAGTGTGATTGGCTCATTGCTGCTTTACAAGTAGATCCATCGGTTGATAGACCTGATACAAAGAATAGTCCTATCCAAACTATTGTTGAAAGACAAGCTCAACTTGAAGCAGTAAAATATGTTGATGAAGTCATTATTTATTGTACAGAAGCTGATTTACTTGATATAATAAACATGTATCCAATTAATGTACGGATACTTGGTGAAGAGTATCGCCAACAAGATTTCACTGGTAAAGATGAATGTCGAAACCGTGGAATTGAATTGTACTTTAATAAACGCGATCACCGATTTAGTAGCAGTGATCTAAGAAAGCGAGTCTGTGAATGAAACTAAATAATGTAAATGACATCCGTCAATTCTTTATTGACGAATTAAATGATGAAGCATTCACTATTGATAAAACTGGCCAAAAAACTATTGAGTTAATTGGTGCTCAGTTTGTTGCTGATCAACCATCTATTTTTGGTACTGTCAACCAAGACTATGTTGATGCAGAAATCCGGTGGTATGAGTCTCAATCTACCAACATTTATGATATTCACAAAGAGTCTGGTGCTGATGCTCCAGCTGCATGGAAATATACAGCTAATACTCATGGTGAAATCAATTCTAATTACGGTCATCTTATTTGGTCTCCTAAGTACCACTATCAATATTCGACTGTACTCGACGAGCTTCTTGCTAACCCTGATGGTCGTCGCGCAAGTATGATCTATAATCGTCCAAGCATTTGGGTTGAGTACAATGAAAATGGTAAAAACGATTTTATCTGTACGAATGCTGTAACATATTATATCCGTGATGGCTTACTTCATGCTGTTGTTCAAATGCGTTCTAACGATGTTGTGTATGGATATAAGAACGACTATGCTTGGCAATTACACGTACTTGAAAAGCTATGTTGGGACTATAACAACATGGACCGTTATGTTGAAGGTCGTACAATCGAACCTGGACAAATCATTTGGCAAGTTCAAAATCTTCACGTATATGAGCGACATTTTCATCTGGTAAAATAGAGAAACACGATGAGTAAATGGGATAAGCGATATCTCAATCTTGCAAAGGAAGTAAGCACTTGGTCTAAAGATCCATCATCTAAAATTGGTGCAGTAGCAGTTGGATCAAAAGGCCAAGTCCTAGCTCAAGGATATAATGGATTTCCTCGAGGAATATGCGATGGTGAAATTCGCTATATTGATAAGCAAACAAAATACAAGTACGTAGTTCATGCTGAACAAAATGTCATATATAATGCTACATACAATGGAGTATCTTTAGATGGTGCTACGTTATATGTGTATGGTTTACCGGTTTGTTCAGATTGTGCTAAAGGCATAATCCAAGTTGGAATTAAAAGAGTAGTAATCCCTGCCGCAAACTATCCAGAAAAATGGGTACGCTCTTTTGAAAGTACTGTAGATATGTTTGCTGAAGTAGGCATAGATGTGGAGATATTAGATCTTGAAAATTCTTGAAGACTTTGATTCTTATTATAACAAATCTGTAGAAGTATGGCACCAGCGATCTATTAACATTGATACTTCTCACCGCTGTTTACTTGCCTGTCAGTTTTGTGCTAGACAAAATGAACTGCACGGCAATCTAGTTGTTAAAGCATATGGCTCACAGTATGGTGATATAAAACCAGAACATGCTCGAATGTTAGGTGATAACTTTAATCGCCTTTCATTATGTGGACAAATATCGGATCCAATATATCATAAAGACTGGCCATCAGTTATGAGAGCAATTAAAGATTGCAATGCTACTTACGTTGATTTCCATACAAATGGATCAGGTAAAAAAGAAAGCTGGTGGAAAGAAGTCATTGATATATGTAATGAAAGTTCTTATCAACCCACTTGGATTTTTGGCATCGATGGAATAGATCAAAAGTGTAGTATTCATAGAGTGCATCAAAACTTTGAAAGTGCTTGGTCAGCTATGGAGTACGTTGTTAAAAATATCAGACGTGATACAGGACGAGTGGTTTGGCAATTCATTCCATTTGCATATAATGAAGATGAAATTGACACAGCTGTTCAAATGGCAGAAGATCTTGGTGTAGATTTCTTACTTCTAAAATCTGGTAGATTCAGAGAAAATTCTCCAGTAGCTCCACCTAAAAATCAAACTCTAATATCAAAGAATTTCTTTTCAGAACGGAATATACTAAAGAATGAGAATAGAGCCTAAATGTTTTGCCTTTTATTCTGACGGAAGGCCTAAGAGAACTGATCATGGTGATGAGATGAAGAACTGTGTAGCCTTTGCTTCAAACGGTTATCTTGTTCCATGTTGTTGGATGGACAAATATAAAAATTCTAGCACTAACGTACACAATCTTTGGGATAAAGAACTGCAAATTAATGGTGTACAAGACGTTGAAACTGTGTTAAAATCTAAACAATGGAAAGACTTTTATCGCTTGCTTTTCGAAGAACCAGAAAAAGCTTGTGATACTTGTAAAGAAAATTGTGGAATAGATGACTAATATTATATTTGTAGGAATGAACCCTTCTAAGGTTCCAATAAGCAGGTCGAAAGGATCTGCTTATAAACGTTTTCATGACTGGTTAGATTACCTTGACTTGAAGCACGTATCGTTTACTAATCTTTCTTTTGATCCTGAATGGGATTTTAAATTTAAGACATTCGATCACACTTTGTTGTGTACAAGTCTTGAAAACTATGATAAGATAGTTGTATGGGGATCAATGGTATCAAATTATCTCAAACGGTTAGGCTTTACAAACTATTACGTATTACCACATCCATCTCCACGGAATCGTAAACTTAACGATCATAAATACGTATATCACACACTTGATAAATGTAAGGAATACTTAAATGACTAGAATCGCAATCATCCTAGGTCGTGGCACTGAAGGTTGTGGTGTTACACAATGTGCTATTCAAATGCAAAAGGTTACAGATGCAGATATCTTTTCTGCCTATGATAAAAAATGGGGCCGTGCTAAAGGATTAGAGATCCAAGAAAAACAATTTATGATGGGTACTGAATGGGAAGCTACTGCGGATGTTATTAACCGTGACTATGATTTAGCAGTTGTGTATTCTGTTCCGTCTAAAGGGCACCCTCAAGATTGCCAAGATAATTTTGTACCATTCCTCCAACGTTTAAAAATCCGCAAAGCATTTATCAATGTTGACCACAAAGCAGCATCCATTGCACGTAATGCTAATCTAAAAGAAGTATGTGAAAACGTTGATGTGATTATGACTCATAGTTTAGAAAATGATTTTTCTAAATTTATGAAGAAAAATAAAATCCAAACACCACTTACAAAAATGGGATTGGGTTTTGATTATGACGGCCATCGTCAAAAATACTGGCGTCCTATTGAAGAGCAACAAGAGATTTGATTACGATGGACACCGTGCTGAGCACTGGCGTCCTATTGAGTTTCAGCAGCATAACATGGTTCGTTGGATTGGCCGCACTGCTATGTGGAAAGGCCCAAGTTTAATGATTGATTTCCACCAAGATGCTTTGATGGAGAATGGATTCATCACAGTGTTAGAAGGATTAGAAGCATCTATTCAATATCCTCTTGTCTTGTATCGTGATAACAAAGCAGAAAAACCTGTTGACCGTCGTAAAGTTGAAAACTATTTCCGACCAGAAAAACAGTTTAATGAAGTTAAATTTACGACTGACTTATATGGTAAGGAAGAAGTTGGAAAAGGTGCTTACCTATATCCACAATATATAAACTCAGATGCAATGTATCGAATGTCCCTTTCAGCCTTTGGTTCAGATCTTTATCACTTAAAAGCAGAAACCTATGGTAATAATATTGAGAACTGCCATGCCGAATGTATTGCATCAGGTACAGTTCCATTGTTCCATAAACATTTCTGTGATAACGTAATTCACCCAGTACAGGGTGTACCGATTAGTCAATGCAAAAACTCTGGCACTATTGGTGTTGACTATACTAACTTTGAAGAGTGCCGTGACCTAATGGTCAAACTTAAAAATGATCCTGCGATGAGAGATGATTGGAGAGAGATGGCATTTGAATTTTGGAAGCAACACTCAGATGGTGAGACAGTTGTGAATGAAATTGTCGATCTCGCTTTGAACACTACTAGCAACCAACCACAAGGACTCGAGGAATTTTTCGGATGAAAATTTTAATTACAGGAATCGCCGGCATGATCGGCTTTCACTCAGCACGACACTTCGCTAAAAATGGATGGGAAGTCGTTGGTGTTGATAACTTTAACACTTATTACGATCCTAATTTAAAAGAAGATCGTGCAGAAATCTTACGTGAAGAACACAATATTGCTATTTTACGTAGTGATATTCAAGACTTTCATAAGGTTAATACAAATACAAACTTTCTAGATAACGTAGATGTTGTATTACACCTTGCAGCTTATGCAAATCCACGTCATGCTTTGGAAGAGCCACAGCCTTACATTGATACCAACATTACTGGTACTCAACGTATTATTGAAGTGTGTGAAAAACGTGATATTCCAGTTGTATACGCTTCAAGCTCATGTGTTATGCATGGTCAGCCTTTGCCTTGGAATGAGCATGATCGTCCAGACATGCAGAACAATCCATATGGCTGGTCTAAACGAGCTAATGAATGTCAGTTTGGTCATTCAAATATTAAGCGTTCTGCTGGTCTACGTTTCTTTACAGTGTATGGTCCTTATGGTCGACCAGACATGGCATTATTTAAATTTACGGATGCTATTGTTAAAGGTGAAGCAATGACACTTTATAACTTTGGTGATATGAAACGTGACTTTACCTATGTACAAGATATCGTAAATGGTATAGAATTGGTAGTAGATAAAGTAATGAATGACGAAGACAGCTGGCATGAAATCTACAACATCGGTTATGGTGAACAAGTTAATTTGCTTGATTTTGTCGACGAGATTGAAAAAAATCTTGACCGCAAAGGAGAACGCATTTTGGCTCCTAAACACCCCGCAGATGTCCCTGAGACTTGGTCTGACACCACTAAGTTGCAGGCGTTAGGTTACAAACCAACTACATCTATACGAGATGGCGTTAAAGAATTCATTACATGGTACAAAGGCTATTACGGAGTTAACTAATGAAAATGACAATTGTTGGCCACGGATTTGTTGGCAAAGCTGTAGACTATGGATTCAGTAGCGCAGTAAAACAAATCGTGGATCCGATCTATGGTGTTTCACTATCAGATGTTAAATTAAACGAAGACGTTACGTTTGTATGTGTACCAACACCTATGGGTGAAAACGGTGAGATTGATTGTTCAATTGTAGTTGACACTGTTAATGAGCTATCACAAAGACAATCAGGTATTATTGTTATTAAGTCAACAGTAACACCTGATGTTATTGATACTTTGACTAGTGGTAGCTGCCGCAATCGTATTGTCTATAATCCAGAGTTCCTTACAGAAAAGAATGCATGTGAAGATTTTGTAAATCCAAAAATGCATATTTTTGGTGGATATAAAGAAGCAACTGAACGGCTAGAAGAGATATATAATCAGTATAGCCTATGCAAACCTTGTCCAGTTCATCACATGTCGGCTACAGATGCTAGCTTTGTTAAGTATGGAATCAACTGTTTTTTAGCAACAAAGGTTTTGTGGTTCAATCAATTCTACGATGTAGTAGATAATTTTGGAGGCAACTTTGGACATATTATTAATGCAATCAGCGGTGATCCTCGTATTGGTGGGAGTCATACTCGTGTTCCTGGCTTTGATGGTAAGCGGGGTTATGGAGGCGCCTGTTTTCCAAAGGACACTTCAGCGTTTGCAAACTTTGCTGAAACGTTTTCAGTTTTGGAAAAAGTAATTGATGTCAATAATGATTATCGTAAAGAATACGATAAAGATGAACGTGAATTAGCTCAGAACGTGAAATATGGTTAAATATGCAAGTATCGTACCACTCATTGGTGGTGAAACAATAGCAATGGAAAATGTATTCGGGTCAAGGCCCGAGTATATTTTATCTTACACAGACTTCGAGGCAAATGATAGCCAACTTCTTAACTATTACGATCATAGCGTTCCTTATCTTAAGCTCGATGTGGGTCAGCTGGCTCCTCATAGTGTGGACGTTGTCAATACTGTTTGCCCTTGTGCAGGTCTTTCTTCCCTTTCTCCTAGTAGCAATGCTGATAGCACTACTAACGACTGGATGGTCAAGTCGGCAGAATACATTATCGAATCAGTACGACCAACTGTATTTTGGGGTGAGAACGCACCACGATTAGCAAGCAAAATGGGTGAAAAGGTTGTTGGACAATTAAGAGATATTGCTCGAAAGAATGGCTATACGTTTAGTATTTACAAAACTAAATCTATCCTTCATGGTTTAAGTCAAGTAAGAGATAGAACATTTTATTTCTTTTGGAAAGGTAACCACGTACCAGTCTTTGATTATTATAGCAGACCCCATGAAAAGATTGAAGATACTATCCGTGGAGCAGCCACTAACGAAGATGATCCAATGTTTTCAATTCGTGCTAATGAAAAGATTCCGTCAAAAGAACCTTTTTATGAATATGTTTTAGAAGAAGTCCACGGCGGTATTTCACATATGGATTTCTTTAATATGATTGAGAAGACAACTAATCCCTTGCATTATATTGAAGATAAAGGAATCAATTACCACGACGTTGCAAAGTGGATGGATTCAAAGGGTTATGAAAACCATGCACGTAAGTGTCGTAGAATGGGTGATAAATTAAAAGCAGGCGGTAACATTATGCGGAAGACAACTGAAATTGGTAAAGATTTCATTGGTGCTTTTGTTGGTCACTTTCCAATTGAGTTAACACACCCAGATCAAGACAGATATATTAATGTAAGAGAAGCTTTAGCAATTATGAAGATGCCAAAAGATTTCCAATTAGTCGGTGGACGTAGAAACATTAATATGATTTGTCAAAATGTACCTGTAACAACTGCTACTGACATGGCAGAAAATGTTAAAAAGTTTTTAGGTAATGAGCTTCAAACTGTGGAGTCTGAATTTGCTGTACAAGATAATAAGACAAGAAAGTTTTGGTCAGAACCAGCACCTTCAACACTTGAAGCATTTTTTTGATTTACAATCAACACATTTTATGGTAGAATATATCCATAACAAAGGAGACTCTAATGTCGATAATGGATAAACTTAAAAAGAACTCTAAGCTTAAAAACACTGAAGTTCTTTCGGAATCCAAATTTTTCACAGAAAAAGATATGGTTCCAACCGACGTGCCTATGGTAAACGTAGCATTGTCTGGTTCCGTGGATGGCGGACTTACACCCGGACTTACAGTCTTAGCGGGTCCATCCAAACATTTTAAAACTTCATTTGCTTTGCTTATGGCTGGAGCATATATGAAAAAATATCCTGATTCAGTAATGTTATTTTATGATTCTGAATTTGGTTCACCTCAAGCTTACTTTCAACAATTTGATATTGATACATCACGTGTTCTTCATACACCAATTACAAACGTAGAAGAACTCAAGTTTGATATGATTGGTCAGCTTGAAAACCTTGACCGTGGAGATAAAGTAATTGTTGTCATTGATAGTATTGGTAACCTTGCTTCGAAAAAAGAAATGGAAGACGCGCTGAACGAAAAATCAGTTGCCGATATGTCTCGAGCAAAAGCATTAAAAGGTTTGTTCCGTATGGCAACACCGTATCTTGCAATGAAAGATATTCCTATGCTTGCGGTCAATCATACTTACAAAGAGATTGGGTTATTCCCTAAAGATATTGTTGGTGGCGGTACAGGCATTTATTATTCCGCTGACAACATTTGGATTCTAGGTAGACAACAAGATAAAAAAGGTACAGAAATCCAAGGCTATCACTTTGTTATTAATGTTGAGAAGAGTAGATATGTTAAAGAAAAGTCT